GACCTTGCCGCCGGCGCCGTAGCCCCCGCCGTGATTGGTCATCGGGCCCTCGGACCCGCACTGCGTGCCGCCGGCCCCGCCGCCGCCGGGCTTGGGAGCTGGTGGATGCTCGCGTCCGCTCTTCGGGGTGAATCCCATGATGGTCAAACTCCTCCTGCACCTGGTGCGCCGATATTCTGCGCCGCGCCGGCCATCACCTGCGGGCCCGGCGGCGGCAACGCGCCCGCTCCGCCCGGCGCGGTGGCCAGCGCGCCGAGGTCCGGCACGCCGCCGGCGCCCGGCCCGCCTCCTTCGAACACGCCGGGCGCCGGCGTCTGCATGCCACCGGGCAGGCCTGGCTGGCCGGCTTGACCGGGGAGCACGCCCTTCGCGGCGATCGCCTGCGCCTGCGCCGCGGAGCCGAGGATGTCGCCGCGGCCCGCGAACTGGAACACCTGGTTGTCGAGCCACTTCTGGTACTCGGGCGATTGACGGATGCGGTCGCGCGCCTTGGAGCGGCGGATCTCGTCGGGGTTGTCGCCCAGGTACTCGATCGCCTCGTCCGAGCCCCAGGTGCCGGCCTCCAAGCGCTCGTGTGCGTAGCGCGCCTTGATCATGTCGTCGGTCGGCAGCTCCTGCTGCACGTCCCACGTGATCTTCACCGGACGCGCGAAATCGTCGGGCCCCAGCCCGATGTAGCCCGAGCCGCCCTTCGCCTCCTGACCGGTGTAGCCAACCCAGATCTTCTCCTGGACGTGGTTCTGGGCCAGGTCCCACAGTTTCTCGGTCTGCCGCTTGAGCAGCTCCTGGATGCTGTTGACGATCGGCCCGACGCGCGTCCTCGAGTAGCTGAGCACCTGGCTGATGGCGAAGCCGGCGCCCTCCATGCCGCTGAGGGTGGTCACCCGCGGCGACTCGAGCTCCTTGATGGCGTTGTCGATCAGTTGCATGTGCTTTTCGAGCGTGGCCGCGTCGGGGTACTTGATCGTCTGCATCTGGCGGCCTGGGCCCAGGTTGATCACCTCGCCGGGCAGCGGACCGGGGTCGCGATCGCGCGGCTTGCCGTCGTCGCCGATCACCGGCGCCGCGGTGGAATCGCCGTAGGTCACCATGGGGCTCAGCAGGTCGCGTGCGACGTACTGCGCGTGCATCGCGCGGAGGTACTGGCGGTACTGCACCAACCACAGCTTGGTCTGGGACACGCCCCAGCCAACCTTTCGATTGCGCCAGTGGTTCATCCACAGGCCGGGCGCGAAGTCGTAGGGAATGAAGCCGTAGTTGTGCTTGAACTGCTTGACGATGTGGCCGGTGGGCTGGCGCTTGTAGTTCTCGCCCGTGACACACCAGGTCGCCCACGTGTCGTCCCAGTGCTCGAGCATGGTGATCGACGTCGGCAGGATCGGGCGGCCATTGGCGCCCCACGCGTTGGACGGCTGGGGCTGGCCCCACTCCTCGGGCACGATGTTGCCGTCCTCGTCCACGCCCAGGCGGTAGCGGCGGAACGTGGTGCGCACCGGGCGATCGGTGACCTCGATCACCTCGGCGATGCGGCCGCCCATCGTGTCGGGATACACCGTGCGCGCGTCCACGAACTCCCAGGCAAACGGCGGGCCGCACTGCTTCTTCACGTCCTCGGTCGCCTTGTCGTAGTGCGACCAGGCCTCGGCGCTCTCGCCAGGGTTCGGGATGGGGTAGGCGTAGCGCTTGTCCCAGGCGTCGGGCAGAAACAGCATCTTCGTCCACGCCCCGCCGTCGTTGAGCGCGGCGTCGGTCAGGAAGGTCATGGTGTCCATGCCCGGCGTCCTCGAGCCGCACGACCACAGAGTCTGCTCGGTCCAGTGCTCGCGCTGCGAGGCCGCGGTCTGCGCCGTGTCGCTCTCGCCGCCGTCCAGGTGCAGCTTCGGCCGATTCAAGGTCAGCATCGCCGTCTGCTGGAAGGCCTCTTCGGAGACGTCGGGGTCGCGCGGGTCGACGTTGACCAGGGTGTACTTGTCGTCGGCGCCCATCATGGCCGGCACGCGCATCTCCCGCTGCGCGCGGTACGTGTCGATCTGCACGTCGTCGCGGCGGTAGCGGTCGTACATCTCCGCCTGCAGCTCGCTCAGGTACTGCGAGCTCGGGGGTCGGTCAGCCACAGCCTACGCTGCCCGAGTGTAACGCCGTGAAACATTGTTCGGAATGTTTCACGGCCGGCCCGCAAGGTGCACACTACCCGGCATGACCACCCCCCAGAATCCGGCACCGCAGAAGCGGGTGCAGTCGCCCGAGGACGCTATGAATCGGATAGCCGGCGTGCCGCGCACCGATGAGGAGCTGGAGGGCGAGCGCAAGGCGCTCGACGAGGAACGCGTCGCCGAGGCGCGCCGCAATGCCGGCATCTTCCCCAACGATCAATCGAACGCGCCGCTCAACCAGCCGACCAGTGACGCGAAGCCGGCCACCTCAACCAGGTCCACGACGAGCAAAGACACCAGCTCAACCACCTAAGCCGGTATAGTTGGCGACCCGGCCCAGCCAAGGGGGCCGAGTCACCGCGCACAACGAAGGAGTCACTTCGCCATGCACATTCGATCCTACCGCGCGTTCTTCGCCGGACTGGCGCTCATCGCCACGCTCGCAGGACCTGCCGCGGCCAGCGCCGACACTCTCGTCCAACCGAGCACCACCTCCGTCGACTACGACCAGTACGGCCGCCAGATCGGCACGAGCGTCACGACCCCATCGGTGATCTATCTCGACGGGAGCACGCACAACGACGTGCCAACGACCACCACCCACTACGACACGAGCGGCAACCGCATCGGTACGTCGGTAAATACGCCGTCAGTCATCTACCTCGGCGACTGAACGGAGCCTGTCCGGCGTCGCCATGCTGCCGCTCGCGTACTGGCTCTTCAAGAACGTTCTGATCTGGCTGATCGGCTTCGCCGCCTTTGTGGTGGGCTTCCTGTGGATCCTGGCCACCGCCAGGGACCTGCAGATCAATCCCGTGCTGCTGTACGCCGGCATCGTGCTGGGCCTGTGCGCCGCGGTGATCCTCGGCTTCTGGCTGCACCGCTTCTACCGCCGGCTGAACGAGTAGGTTGAGCGCGCGAGTTCACGCGATGGCCAGGTGAACTCCATCGACGCGAGCAGGTAGCGCAGCGCATCGTAGGCGTGGTCCTCGGCAGTGGTGTCGACGTCCTCGGGGTTGTGCGGGTCCGTCGGCAGCCTGGGCAGCGTGCGTACCAGGTTCGGCGCGGCGCCGCGGAAGACCTGGAGCATGGGTTGCACGTCGTCATCGAAGTACAGCGCCTCGTGCACACGCGCTTTGCCCGCCAGTCGCTCATTGCTCGCTTTGCCCAGGACGAGACCCATCTCTGCGTACGCGTCCGACGGTGCGAGCACCGGGCGCCCATTGTGGGTGCGCGTCCACATCGACGGGTCTCCAACGCTGTCGCGGATTCGTTCGCGCCGCGGTGTCGCGGCCAGGATCTGCGTGGCCTGCTCGCTGTCGACGATGCCGGCACCATACAGCTCGCGATAGATAAACGCCTGCCCCCAGGGCGCGCGTGCGCCCCACAGACAACAGAACGGGACGCCATAGCCATAGTCGACCGCTCGGAAGCGAAGCCACTCGCTCGGGATCTCGAACGGATCGCACACGTGCACGTCGTTGGACCACTCCGGGAAAGCACGACCCTCAGCTGACTCCTCGTGCTGGCATTCCGCCAGGAACGAGCGCAGTCCCAGATCGTTGATGCGGGCCTGGCAGACTGCGACGTCCTGGCCGCTCCAGCTGGGCGTGCCACCCGTGATCCACGTCTTGCCGGCGCGTTGCTCGTGGCGGAGATCGTGCAGCGCAGGAATGGGCCCGGAGAGCTTGCGGTCGCTCAGCCAGTCGGCGGTCCCGTCGGCGAGCTGGCCGAAGATGCCGTCGGAGCGGATCAGGTTCTGCACGCCGAGCACCACGCAATCGACGGATCCAGCTGGCAGCAGCTCGCGCGTGAGCACATCAATCTTTTTGGAGATGGTCTGCGGTGAATCATCGCTGCGGTCCAGATCGTCGAACAGGATCAGGTCCGGACGGGCCTCGTCGAGCTTCACGCCGCGGACGGCGGCATCGAGGCCGAGCGCATCAATCGTGAAACCAGACGCAGTTCGGAGGCGATCGCGGCGCCAGCCACGCGCCGAGCCGTACTTGCCCAGGAGGCGCGCGGCCGCGTCCGGATAGACCTCCGCGAATGCGGCCGACTCGAGCTGGCCGCCGATCGTCTGCACGTGGTCATCAGCCTGGGCCTGGGTCGCCGACACGTAGAGCGCGTAACGCCGTCGACGACGGGCGCCCAGCGCCACACACCCGAGTTCCGCATTGGTAGATTTGCCGCCGCCGCGAGGCCACACGGCGATGAAGGGCATGGTGCGCTGCTCCGTTTCGATAGACCACAACCAGGTCCAGAAATCCTCGTGGTGCGGCGCGAACGGAACGAACTGCCCGGCGCGACTCAGATAGCGGCCGAAGAGCGTGCGCAGCCACAACCGCCAGTCACGCTCAAGGCTCTCCTGCGTCGGCAGCTGCGAGGGTGCGCTGGTCGTCCTCGGCGTCTGCAGCG